CATATCTACTACGTCCTACGCCAACAGTTGTGTCTGCTGGTACGGAAACAATAGACGCTTCCAATGGTTTCCAATTAACACGATAAGTTGGACTTTCCTCGTCCTTATCATCGCTTTTAATCTTATCCATCTTCATTATTTCGTAGCCAACACTCACATTACTGCGAATACCATCTACGACATCACGAAAAACCTCATCAGCTAGTTTTGATTTACCAAATCTAACGACTGCACGACCTACCTTGTCGGCATCGCTGATTTTAGCTTCTTCTATGACTCCTATTTGCTTTTCTAAATCGTGGTTGAGCAATAATGGTGCTGTCCCACTAGCAATAAATGAAAAATCCACATCTTGCGGATTATGACTTAAAATTTCTGTTCCAAAACTTCTATCGTATGGTTCTTCAGAAGAAAACGCTAGATTAACAGTTCTGTTATCTTCACTAATCTCCTTTTTATTAAAACCAAAGACACGATATAGTTTTTCTTTATCTGATTTTTGTGTAATCACTTTATTTTCTTTATTTTCTTTCGATTGTAAATTTTTTTGTTCGGTATTATCTTTTGTAGAAACTTCTTTGTTAATAGATGTTTCGCTATCAGATTTTTTGCTGTCCCCTTTATTGTTAGAGTCATTTTTTATAACATCTTTTATATTTATCATATAATGAATATCTATTATTTTTCTTCTTCTTCTTCAACCTCATTTGATATATTTTGTTGAATCTGTTTTTGACCAAAAGGTTCAAAAGCTAATTGTATTCCAAATTTTTCTGCTAATTCCTTATCAGATTGTATCTGGCTAAATACATCTTCTACATCACGACCATAACTTGCTTGAACGTCTTGATGGGATAAAAAGCCATTCTCTACGCCTACTTTTAACGCTTCAACTTCTTTTTTAGGATCAATCCATTGCCAACCTCTTGCTCTCCAGATAGGTTGATTAAATTTAGGAAATTTAGAAGCTGGAAGATCATTTAATAAGTCTGTTAATAAAACCATTTCCAACCAATTAGCATAAACAACATCGTGAAAATTTCTAGTAATCTTATATTGTTCACATTGAAAATAATTTCTTTCTTCTAATGCACCTTGTCGAATACTTGAATAATTTACACTCTCTAAATCGTTGGCAAGTGTATTATAACTAACATTTAAACTACTTGCTATTGATCGAATAATTGATTTAGTAAAATCTTTAAATGCTGTTGTTGGGTGTTGTGGATCGAATGTTTGAAAGTCAGTTCCAGTTGGTAATTGTTCAAATGTTCCAGGTTCAGCAGACATAACTGGATTATTAGTATTTGTTTTATCTTCTCCAGTATAACTATCTGCATCTGCTGATTTAAAAAATCCCATTTTACTTGCACCTACTCTTGCCGCAACCAGTTCAGCTTCCATATAACCATCTAACATTTTTAAATCTTTTAAACACGATGATAAAGGTGGAATACCTCTTGTTTGATGTGGTCTTTCTTGATGATAAAAATGAATAATCTCGTTAGCTGGTACAATATTATATTTTACACCTGGATAAGAACTTGCACTTAAATTTAGATCATCGTTTGGGTGTCTTTTTAATAAATGATAATTGATTGGCTTACCAAACTTATTAATTTCAATTCCCATTCTAACTTCGTTGCCATTTTGTAAAACTATATTTAATTCTGTATCTAAAAAATCAGCTTCAATAAATTCGATAGCAAATTTATGTGGATTATCAAAATTTTTAATAATTCTAACTAAAACCTCGCCATCTCTTGCAAATGTTTCAGCAAATAATCGTTGGCAATCAACCCAACTCATTTTAGTATCAGCAGTACATTGATAACCCCATTCTTTCCAACGTCTTTCAATCATATTATTAGCAAATGAATCTAGTTGACCATTTGGATCACGACTTCTGACTTGTAAATGAACTCCTTTAGCACCAATAACATTATCTGTATAAACATTAATAAATCTTCTTGCATAAGCATTATTTCTTGCTAAATCTCTTGATCTGTTTCTTAAAACTCTTAAACTTTGCTTGATTTCAGTATCGGCAGATTTAGATGTTTGAATAAAATTACTTAATAGTCTATGTGTTCCAGCACCAGAATAAAAAGACCTTTTGTTTGATCTTCTTCTGAATAAATTTTTAATTCGTTCAAGATATGTCATTGAATTGTACCTTTACTACTCTGCCTGATCCTTCATTATTTCCAGTTCTAAATTCGGCAACTTCTTTTTTATATTCTGCTCTATAATAATCTCTCCATCTTAATAATTCTTCAACGGTTAATTTATTAAGTGAACGTCCAGCTATTGAATAACTTGAAACATCTGCATCTGCTCTATTTTCTAATATGCTCTCAATTTTATCGAGCATAACTTTGGCGTGGCTTCTAGTATCTCCAGTAGTTGCAAAATAATTATCTTTAACAGTTATTTTTCCTGAATCTATGACTAATGTTTCACTATCACTTGTTTGGAGAACTTTTAAAAACCATACATAATCTCCAGCAGTATAACTAGCTGTTGAAGAATTATCTAAAGTAAAAGTATAATCTGTTCCTGACTCTGTAACTGTTGCTGAAAATCTTGTTGAACCATCGCTTTCCAATGATGCTTCCCAAACCATTGAATAACTTGAAGGTGCATAATCAGCACCTATGTCTGTTCTTTTCCAGACAACTGTTTCTCCTTTATAAAAACTTATTGGTTCTTTTTCTGGTATATCTGTAAATATATTTGCCATATTAATTAATCATTCCACGATTTTACAAAATTACTATGCTTTCTGTAATGTTTCAACCTATTTGGATTAACTTTATGATCTACTTGTATTTGTGAATCACTTTGTCTTTCAGAAATTTTTTGTAAATCTGCATTTAATATTGTAAAAGCCGACAACGCATATACTCTACAATCCAACGCTTCATTTCTTGGTCGCATTAAAACCCATTCCCGTCTTTTAAAACCTCGTCTATATTTCGTTATAACTTTTTCTGCTGTCAACTGTTTGAAATATTCTTCTCCATATTTTTTTGGAAAATGACAATATCCAGCACCATAATCCTTTATTCTTAATCGTGAATATATTAATTCTTTAGCAGTATCAACGCCAATAGGAAATAAAGTTATTCTAGCAATATTATTTCTTGTAGGTCTACTAATAATTGCCCGTCCTTCTCCACCTATACCTTTAATCGCAAATATTCTTCGTGCATATTTTGGTTTGCAAAATTGATAAACTTGATTCGTATGGTGTCCACTATCAACACAAGTCGCAACGATTTTAAGTTTAGTTTTATTAGGTAATTCGTATGTTTTAGATAATATCAAATCTAATTCTTGCCAGACATTAGGTGCTGATGGATCGCCATAGATAGTATGATAATCAATACTCCACGTTTCTTCATTTAATCCCCAACCTAATATCTCTACTTCGATTCTATCGTCCTGAACATCAACTCCAGCAGTTAATAATATTATTTCATCAGGAATAGTATAATCTTCACGTCTGTCATATAGGCCCAAATCATCAATTCGTTCTCCTTCATCTTCCCATGTTTCTCCTAAATAGGTATTTACAAAGACTCTTAATGTTTCAGGCAATTTCTTTGCTCGTAAGAACTCTCCAACAGCTTCTTCCATTGTTACCCATACAGAATAAAGTCCATTCAATCTAAAACCAGCACGTCCATTAAATTTATCAGTTGCTTTCCAATGTCCTTTAGCGATATTTTTAATTCTTTCAATATCAGTCCATTTCTTTTCACAATGTTCACATATATATCTAGCTGTTTCAGGTTGGTTCTTGTCCCATTGTACTTGCGACCACTTTAGAACTTGTTTCTTCTTACACTTATGGCAAGGAACATAAAATAAACGCTTATCAGTATCTTCAAAAGCAGATTCAATCGCACTTGCACCTTTAACAGTAGGTGTTGATGTTAAAACCAACTTGCTATCCCAAAAGGTTGCACTTCTACGTTTAGCCAACATAACAGGATCGCCTTCACTTCCAGCAGTAGGTGGGTATCTATCTATCTCATCACATAAAACAATTTTAATTGGTCTTGATGCTAACGATGCTGGAGAATTAGCACCACAAGCTGTAATATGGCCACCATCAAATATCTTATGTAATACAGTATTTCCTGAATCCTTACTTTTAACTTCAGCAACTTTATATTTTAAAATTTCACTATCTCTTATCATTGGTGCCAATCTATCCTGACTCCAAGCACGAGCCATTTCTAAAGTTGGGTGGACCACTAATATAGGTGCTGGAGCATAAGCAATATAATAACCAATCGCATTAAGTAATATTTCTGTTTTACCTATTTGAGAACACGACATAACAACAACTTCAGTAATAGCTGGATCATTAATACTATTCATTATTTCTTTTTGAAATATTGCTCTGCTGGTTTCAAATTTACCAGCTTCACTACTGCTTTCAGTAGATAGGAATCTAAATTTATCTGCCCACTGACTTATTTTTAGATGTGGTGGTGGCTTTATTAGATTCATTGTCTTTTGCCACACTTCTGTCATCGCTTGTGATCTCATAAAGTGCCTCATATAGTTTGTCTTGTAATATCAATTTTATTTCGCTAATATTTTTAACAGTAACAACAACTGGAGCAACCTTATTTGGTATTGAAAGTAATTTTTGTTTTATTTTGTGTATTAGTTCTAGCCAGGTGCGTTTTACTTCTTCTTTCGGTATTAGTTCGCCTGTTGCCTTCATTTTTTCTATTTCTGCTATTTCTGCTTTAGCTTTAAGTAGTTTATTTTTATTTTTTAATACTTCTTCAGCAGTAAAATCTCCACCAGCTTTTGCTTTTAAAAAATCTATATATCCATGAACACTACTAACTAAATCATACTTTCCACGTTCAGCTTTAGGTATAATATTATCTTTAGCGAGTTGTTGTATTCTACGTTCAGATAGTTTTAATAGCTTTGCAATAGCTTCGATATTAAATGAAGTGGCCATTATGAAATAAAATATTTTTTAAATAACATTCTCCATAACCAAGAACGTGTTATAGATACACCAGTAAAGATTAGAGCAATGCCTATGCTATCGAGTATTGACGGATATAAACCAA